TTCTTTAGAGCTTCGCCTAGTGTGGCTTGTAGGGCTTTTCTTTTTCTAAGTCTTTCCCCTCTTTTATCTTCTATCTCTATATCCTCAGGATGCTGCATACTCCCATCTGGGTGAACCGAACCACGACCACGGTCTGAGTAATGCGATCCGGTCATGGCAGCAAAATTTGACGGACTTTCAAATCTCTTCTTATTAGGCTGTCTCCGTCTCTCTTGTCTTTGAACGTCTCGATCACTCATTTTAGATTCATCGTAGCGATCACCCCAACAAACTTTCTTTAGAGCTTCAACAGCAGCTTCCTTAACGCTGTTAGGCTTAGGAACGATCTTCGCTTTCTCTGCCTTCTTCTTCTTAGCAGCCATAAGTCTAGCGTTTTCTTTGTCCTCGCTTGCTTCTCCGGTTAAATCATATCCCTCTCTGGCCTTCTTCTTACTCTTCTTGATTACACCGCGACCCATGAGAACATCTTTCTTTGTGACCTTTCCATCACCACTTAAATCAGGGAACGACTTTTCATCCATACTCTCCTCGTCACTCTTTTTACCTCTCAACATTTTAAAGTCTTCCGAGTCGAGTTTGCCGTTTTTATTCTTATCAAGCTTTTTCCGCTTACCCTTTAGAGCTTCGCTAATTTTACTTTCAAGCATCGTAAGAAGAACTCGATCCTTCTTATGCTTTGAAACAATCTTTTGAGCACGCTCGCTGTTCTCACGCATCGACTCTGAAATCTGAGGAAAAGCTCCTCGGGTGGATGGGTCAGAAACAAGGTCAAACGTAATCAACTTAAAGTCTTCGTTAACTAGCTTGCCCTTGATGCCCTCAGTAACGCTGCCGATACCTCTGCTTGAAATACCTAGCTTAACACCATCGTTGAGAAGGGCTTCCACAATCTTACCGTTGGGAGTAGATAGGATCTCACACTCACCCATAACATCCCCATTCTTCTCAACCCAGAGTTTAGTAATTAGGTGAGAAGCTTGCGACAGATGAATAGCATCGTTAGTAGGATGATCTAAAGCACCTACTAAAGAACGATCACCAATCTTTTCTTGGATGGCTTTTACTTGAGACTCTAGGATTGACTTCGGGTAAATGCGACCGTTATTGTTTTGCTCATCACACTTCTGGAATTTACCTTGAAGACGGACTTTAGTCTTACCCTTAGTCCCTTCGTTAATAACTTTAACTTGCTCTAAAACGTTGCATTCTACGAGTAACATGATGATTCCTATTTTTGTTTGCGAGACCAGTACTTATCACTCTTGAATTTACCGGACTTTTGTTTACCATGCCGAACGAGTGTTCTTACGGCATACTTTTTAACATCCTTAAACTTGGAAGGGATTGAACCAGGAGAGAATCCCTTAGCAGTTCGACCCCCAACCTCTTGCTCATCGTCAGTGCCCCACTTTTGCTTAGTGATCACGTATAAACGATTTGAATTTTTAGTAGAGAATATTTGACCCACGTAACCTTTTTTCAAGGCGTTGGTGATTGAGTCGTAAACCTTAACTCGGGATTTAGATGATGTAGTCTTAGAGCCAGATTTCTTCATCTTGGATCTACCCTCGGCAGACCCTTTACCCTTGCTTGTCTTAGCTTCCCTTATTACGCTTATTAAGTCCATTATTCTTCTTAGGTTTAGGTGGGTAAGTATCGTCACGTTTCACGACAGGAGCTTTCTTACTCGACAGGTTAACTCCAATCATTCCACAAGTAGTCATCTCTTGCATAACATCCTTGGTTTCACGTAATAATTTCTTTAAAGTTTCAACTAAAGTTTCAAGTCTTTCTCTAAGGATTGTTTCCTCAGTGATAGAATCAAACTCTGGCATCAACGCTTGCTTCTTTTCAGGATCAGAAGATTCTTGTAAAGCATGATTAAACCCAACAATTTGATTTACAAATGAATTAGGAACGATGACCTCTTTAAGGTCATCGTTTATGATAGGATCAACTTTTGCAGCTACCTCCTTCACGGGAGTAGGATTAGATAAGATACCCTCACTTAAGGCTAAAAGTTCTTTAGTGCTTGAACTCATCTTTTACCTCACGATTCGTCGTCGTCACTGTCTTCTTCGTCTTCGTCCTCTTCTTCCTTCTCTTCTTCGTCTGCGTCCTCAGCTTCCTCTAGAAACTCTCCATCTTGCTCTAGGGCCTCATTAATGGTACCAAGGATGAAGTCAACACATTCTTTCATGGACTCCTCGGAAATAGGCGCATCTAGCTCAGATTCGCAAAGGGGACAAACGTGCTCATCAGCTTGAGCTTCCTCAACAACTTTAGACTCCGAAAGACCGGCAGTCTCGACAAGTTGGTTAGCAGCAAGAATTTGACCAACAAATTCGTCATTTACATCAATGTATCTCATAAGAATAATCCTGTATGTATATGTATTTAGTCCACCTAGATAAATTTAATAAAATTATATCGTAACTTTGGTAATATTGTTTCGATCTCTAAGCTTCACAATAGTTTTTGAGTCCTCGGGAATGATTCTTGATATAGTATCATAGCCTCCTTCAATATGATTGAAAGTAATATTGTTACGTAGTCCTTTAGCAATATCTAGGATTAGATCTTTATCACTATCGTAAAACATCCTACCTACCTGACTCACCGGCATTCGACTAAATGCGTCGAACCAAGTAAACGTTGTTGAGTTGTAGGTGTCTGAGAGATAATCAATAACGTCTTTTAAAAGATAGGAAGTTCCGTAGGAGGAAGCGGGGGCCGAGCTTGTCGTATATTCTTTAGCACTGGCTGAGTAGAAGGTCTTGGTGAAATTACTCTCTATGTATCGATATCCAATGTTTTGATTGCTTTCAGTTTCTGAGACTCCTACACGATCCACACCATCTACTAGATTTAAATTATACGCCTCAAACATAGGTAAGGGAGACTCATCTACCCTACTGTCCATAGCTGGAAGAACTGACAGGGATCTCGTATGGGTATCTCCATAGCTTGTAAGTTTTGAGCTACCGTTGAACGGGTTAAACATTCCCCCTGCTACAGGAGTTACCACGATTCCGAAAGGGATATTCTTAACAAACCTAGAGCCAATAGACGAGAACCCTTGATCAGGGAACGCAGCTAGATTAAAATCATTTAAGGATACTGTGATCGTTGAGGTATCCAGAATGTAGCGATACATTGGATCCCTATAATCAATCGACAGCATTGGAGTATTAAGAGCATTATTGTTCATGTGAACTTGAATGTCTTCGCTATCCGTAAGAAGGGAATACGTTCCACTGTAATTTTCTACTAAAGGGTTATCCGTGTAACTGCCTTCAACAGATCCGAGGTTAAGAGCGAAAAATAAAGGCTTAATAGCAGACGGGCCTAGGTCCCCAGAAGCGAATTCATGCTGGTTAGTTAAAGAAGTCGCGCTAAATGTTAAAGCGGGATTTACATTCAACATATCTAAAACTTTCATCCTGACGGCAGGAGGAGCATAGTAAGACTTATTTATAATGTTAGTGCTTGGAACAGCAACTCCTTCACCTTGAATGTTTACACCATGCACATAGTAGCCACCCCCATTACCTATGTTAAGTTTGTCTGGGCTTCCCACGCTAGGAACAGTTGAATGGTTAAGTTCGGTGATCTTATCTACGTCAATGCCTTCGTTTGGTATCACGAGGTTATTGACATTACCATTTAAGGTTGTAACTGATATCCCTGCATTAAGGTCCTCGTTTAAGGGCCTAGCTCTATTTATTTGAAAGTTTCTCCAAGTTGAGGGTTTAGTGTTTTCAAAAGTATGCAGGTTATTAGCTAAGTATTCAATAGCAAAGCGTTCCGTATACTCAGGATTTTCCGAGCCTTCAATGACCTCAAATGAGGATTCCAATTGTCCTAACGAAGCATTTCTAAAATAATTATAATCAAATTCATCAATCGTCCCTTCCAATAAATGCTTTCGAACGACATTCAGCAAAGTAGTCATCCCTACCGGCTTGCCCCCAGGATATCTTAAGTATTGAAAGGAGTTGATAATCTTTGGATCTAAGCTAGCCAATAATTTATCATCGGATAAATTCTGAAGGGAAACCTCATCCCAAGCTATATTAGAGTTTTGAATACTTAACACCTTTGAAATTTCAGGAGACATTTCACGATTAAATATCAAAGTATTAGTAGCGTAGTTTCTTTCCGTTTGAGTGCTAGTATCGGGATCGACCTTAAAGAAGTTTAAACTAGGATCATATAGCTGAGGTTGGGTGGTTCCTCGCTGCTGTTGTCGGTAATCCTCAGAGCTAATTACTTCGTTTGCAGAGATAAAAGTAGCTGCCATAACCTCTTGGTTACTTGTTATCTGTGCGGCTTGAACCTCTTTCTGAATACTTAAAGGTGTAATTTCGTTAGTGGGAGTAATAACTCCTTGGCCTGGATTACTAAATCCAGTAGGCTCCAGAACACCTCCTAACCCAGAATTAGGGTCTTGGGGTTCTGTTGGATTTATTGGGCGTGCGATGGAAGGTTCTTGAGGAACACATTGTATTCCTGTAAATACCTCTTCTACACAAGCTGCCTGACAAGCGGCTAGACTCGCATGAATGCAATTAGGATCCGGTATAACTTCACCATTTGAGAATTGAATATTAGGTTGACATGGAGTGCATTGAAATTCAAAAGAAGTTATCAACGCCTGATTAATTGGCACATTCTCAGAACCTGGGCAGACGTTAATGACAGTTTCTTTACACTTAAAGTATTGTCCTCCAGTCGTAGGGCCTCCAGCACTGCCCGTTGTAGGACCAGCAGGGCCACCCGTTGTAGGACCCGTAGTTGTAGGACCGGCAGGCCCGGTAGGCCCCGTAGGCCCGGTGGGTCCAGCAGGGGTGCCAACGCCAGGAGTGAATCCCCCTGGATTTCCAGGACCAGGAGTAGTAGGCCCTGGAACTGATATCACCGGAGGTATCCAAGGAGGATCAAACGGAGGGTCAGGGTCATTAGGAGGATCAGGTATTAGTATGACTGGAGTTATAGGGGGTTCTGACCCCCCTGACCCTTGACCTTGTGTCCCAGGCAGATTACCACGCCCACAAGGATATACAGTTGTGAAGCCAGTCATGCTATTTAATTATATGCAACTGATAGTTGGCCCTGGCACTCTAAGATTCCCAGTGGCTCCCTTGCCCTTATTGACAGAGTCCAAAGTTAATCCGATCACTTGGAAAGTAACCGAAGGGTAAAGTAAAGGATGCATTGCAGTCAACCAATTCACAGACGCATAACCTGGATCGGAAGAGCCTATTCCATCGTTTACAACGTCGTTAAAGAATCCAACTTCACGGTACTCTGCGTTGCTCCCAGCATCACTCATGTAGGTTGTTATAGCCTTCGGAGGTGTTCGCTTAAACGGACTCTGACCTATGAGGGGAATTTCTGGGAGGGTGAACCCAGTGAATGCTTCAACATCATTTCGATTTGCCCACGGCTTATTTGTAACTCCAGACTCTATGTCCCCCCAAGACTTACCGATCCAAGCAACATTTATAACAAAGTAATCCTTGTATTTGTTAACCCATACGTTGCTTGATTGTGCATTCCCAATGCTGCCAGTGGCTCCCGTTGACAACGGAATACAATTTAGAAGATCAACATTTACCTGATAGTCATTAACCCATGGAGTATCATCGAAATTCAAATTAATTCTTTTCTTTACAAAGAATATCTGAACCATATGCCCCTCGTTTAAACGCCTAGTAGTGCCGTTATTCATATTAACAGGAGTAGCTCCTCTCACTTCTCTTGTGGTATTTCCAAAGGATTGCTCGTATGCAAGTCTTTGACCAGCCGCCCATCGGAAGTTAGCAATCCCTTCGGGATTAGCAGCCCTAATCTCGTTAACGGTTCTTTCTGAAAACCCTCCTCTCGCAGGTGGGAGCATGGCTACATTATCACCACCGCCACCGCCGTCAGGTTCAGAACACCATCCAAGACCTACGTTAATGTAGTCATTAATAAAATTGCCTGTAAACCCTCCTTGGCCATACCAGTCAGCCTTATCCCACTGAGGGAGTTGACTGATACTTCCAGGGGTGTAGGAGAACTCTTGTTCGACTAAATCTGCGAACACATTAAAATCAAGGGACTCTATGCCTCCACCAATGCTAATCGCGGCATGTCGCATAAGAGCACCTTCAGGGCCAAAGTTACCGCCAGTTAATTGACCAGTAGCAATAATTCTACTTCCCTCACCACCGGACTGAGCAGCCGCAGGAGCGGCAACTTGAATGCCATTAATCCTATTACTTAAATCTGAATACACTTCCTTGCGAACTTTTTCTAAATGAGCTTCGGTCACTACTGGGTTAGCAATTGAAACCTGAGGAGTAGCGGCAGCAATACCTGCACGCTCATTATAAGCAAGTTCAGTGGTTCTAAAGAACGGTCGAATATCTATGATGTCCTCGTCATTAAGTACGTCAGCAATAGCCCCGGCAGGGGTTTGAACTCTAACGTAAGCGATTGGAAGAATAGATTGACCAATAAGCTGAAATGCAGTAGTTTCCAATACTTCAGATAAGGTGGGAGCCAAGTTCATTAGGTCATCAGGCGAAGGGAAAGAACCCTTAATTACTCCAGCTAAAGTCGTAAACCCATTATTAGTTCCGTTTTCATCACCAGGATGAGCCAACATGATAGGTGTGCCGTCTAGTGTAGTAAGGCTAACTCTATCGTCGGCATTATCATCATTAGCAGCCGTTTGCCTAGAAATACCGATACCTGCCCCCTTCAAAATACCTAAAGCAGGTTGGGTAAGTGTCGTGGGATTTCCGTTGGAATCAAACTTTGGAATAGTAGTAGACTCTTCATCCACCGCTTTACTGTAAATAAACAGCAAGTCTATTCTGTGGTTAGCCGCTAATGGCTGGTTAACCCCATTAGCATCCGTGTAGAAATAATCGCCTGCGTCAAAGTCGGGAACTGTGATAGACAGTTCTTCAGGAACATCAACTATTGAAGTTCTAATAGCACCTCGCCATCTCTTAATGAATTCAGACTCAAGCCTACCTTGTTGACCCCCTTGAGCCGCCGATCTGCCTACGGCTGTGCTCTCGTAAATGCCAGAAATGAGTTGCAAATCTCTAGTTTGTTCGGGAGTAGAATGCTTGAGGATAGCTCCTATGTAATTTGGATACAAGGGTCTTTTGTCTGGATCATACTCACTATCAAATTCCGAATACCCAGGCACCTCGGTGCCGAACGCAGGAGAATTTGTAACTGCGGAATTAAACTCTCGACCTAAATGAAATCCATTTTCCGAGTAAAAAGGAAACACAAAAGCTCTCTCAGCAAGGCCATTCATGTTCAAAGCATCCCCCAGCAACCCGTCTTGAAATTGTTGAAGGGCGTTCTGTAATTCAGGTCCAATATTTGTATCGACTCGGTAGGTATTAATGTCGTCCATTCCTGCCTCGCCAACATTATTATTTGGTAGTAGGAGACTAACAACCTGCAAAGGGGTTAAATTATATGCATTGTTGATTCTTGCTGTGAATTTACCCGGCTTAACTCTAACCTTACGATCATTTCCCGTAGCATATGGCTTTAGCTCAGAGAAACCAGATCGATCAATTTCAATATCCTTTTTATTGTTTTGACGGGTAATGATACCATCCACTTGATCTTTAAGAAACTTTTGAGATTCTTCCAATTGCTTGATTGGAATGTTATCAACCTCGTAATAATAAGGGTCATTAGATTTAAAATGCCTTACAGGACTGATGAAAGTGTAAGGAGTATCGTAATATCGAGTTTCGTTAGCCATTAATTATCCTTCTTAAGATCAAAGTTATTTATAGATGCAAGACCTAAACCGTAATCATATCTATTATAGGAGTCTCCACCAAACGCGCTAGTAGCATAGTAACCCTGTACAACCTTGCCTAAACCAGACTTCCCAACAGTATTATGTTTCGCATTGGCAAAGGCGTTTAGTGCTGAGTCATCAAGAACTGCTTTTACTGTATTAGGTGTAGCCAACATTGCTGATGCATAGTAGAATCCTGAGGCTTCAATACTACCATTAGCTTGCTTCTGTAGAACTCCAATATGATTATCAGTGGATGAAGCGTCAGCATTTCCAGATGCAATTAGGTTACCAGAGAAGTTATACCCTTGAGCGAACACCTGTCGTGCCCACCCCTTTAATGAATTAGTTCCACTAGCTACCATGAAATTCGTCGCCGGATCTACTGAGAAGTATAATCTGAATACGCCAAAGTTTTCGCCGCTCGCAGACTTACCATAAGGATTAGTTGTAGACTTCCCATAGTAATCGAGAACGGACAGAGTGCCAGTATCAGGAGTGCCAGCAGGCGCACCTGAGAAGCTACCCCAAGTCCCTGAAGGACCAACGTAGCCACTGTCTCTAGGGTGTAATCCCTTCACGGAAATATACGAAGCCTTTAGCAAGGAGTCATCAGCGATATTCCAAATAAACAGTCTAGAGCACTTAGGTCCATCCAGAGGAGCATCCCCATTGTAATCATATATTATTGAAGATGTGATAGGCCAAGTAGCAGGAAAGTGAACATTATTAGCTTGAACTAAACTATTCTCAACTGCCCTTACGCACATACCTCCAGTGGTAACCGCCGAAGCATCTTCAGCATCGCCGCCGCCAACATAAATAAATCCATTATATATGGGGGCCGTTCCACTTCGAAAACGGTATTTATTGTCACTGCTTGGAATAATTACACTACCCTTTACATTTGAAGCCAACGCCTGTGCCACGTTAGCGTTAGGATAAAACTGTATGAACCCGCTAGCGCAGTATAGAGCATCAGCAGAGCTTGTGTAATCTTGAGGAAGGGTTATAGAGCTACCATAAGCTCCTGCATTCCACTTATCACTGTAGTGCCCTACATTCTCCATAAGAATGTTTGAATTTCTATTTGCAACTAAACAAGACCGAGTGGAATGTAGCTCCACCATCGTATGGTTTTGACCATTGTTTAAATCAAAAGAAGAAACTAAAAGGCTTCCATTACTAGATTGGTGTGGAGTAATTTCAATAGTAGAGTTATCTTCCGCTAGAGCATCTATACCTAGCTGCACAATCGATGTTGGCCCTTGCAGCTTAATATTAGATCCCTTACTAGCATACAGACCAGCCGCATCGATATTACTACCTTGGTTATTAGGCCCTATGACAATGTTAGCATATTCCTTAGACCCTCTCATCGTAAGCGTAGAGTTATCTTCAACTCGCGCCATCAACCCATACTGAGCGGTAGAAGAGACTCCTGTAGTCGTACGCTCTAAGTGAGTATGAACAAGGTCAGCATCCGTATTTCCCTTTAAATGAATTGAAGGAAGTAGCTGATCATCTTGCTGGTTCTTGCCAAAAGATTCCACAGCATATACCATCTTGTATATACTAGGCATGGAACTTGTGTAAACAGGTCCAATGACAGAATTATCACTAACTATGTCCTGTCCATTTTTTATACAGGCAACCTGTGATTCCTGGTAACCTCCGATAGAAGTGTTTGGTACGGAGTGTAAGTAACCTCCATACAAATCCTTATTGTAAGTGAATTCAGAATTAGTTAGATTAATACCAGTGGACTGATTATATCTAGCAGCTAAAGTATCCACACTAACCTTTGAATTAGCAGAATCCAATCCGAAATAGTTACCATCAAGTAGGAGTCTGCCGCTATAATCAAGAACACTATTCTCAAGCTTAATACCTGCTTCGGTATTTAACTCAGAGAAGAGTTGCATTCCATCATTCCATATGACTGTGGAATTACCTGCTAGTTCAGTTCTCCCCCCTGTAATTTTAGAATTGACAGCATGAATGCCGATGTCATTTCTTGAAAGACAAGTTAAAGATTCTAGTGAAGGAGCAGGTAGAATAGCACCAGAAAGTCCAGCCGAACCCATACCGGCAAAGTAAGCACTATAGTGTGCAGATCCTGAAGCTTGAGTAGACTTTTCTATATCCCTAGCGTAGGTAGACTTAAAGTTAATGGTGGAGTTGTTCGCATAAATACCTGCACCATATGAATCTTGAGTTTTATACGCTAGTCTTTTCTCAGCGAAAGGAGTACCAGTTCGAGTAGATCCTATCAGTTCGTAATTTCTAAAGGAAACGATGCCCCTAAGAATATCTACCTCAGAGTTATCCACATACAGACCAGCCTTATTGCATCTAGAGATCGAGCATCTTTCTAAGTTAACTTTAGAATTATTAATCTCAATTCCTTTGTCAATCGAATGCTGACCATCAACATTGAAATTTCTAATGTAAACAGGGCCGTTACACTCATTTACCTTAATATAGTCTAAACTATTAAAGTAGGAGAAGGACATAACGCCATACCCTACCCCTGCCGAATCCGCAGTAGTTTCACCCCAAGCCTCCTCTGAGTTGGTTATGAAGTTTAGTGTACTAACATCGTAGGTATCTTTTTCAGTAGTCCTGGTCTTATCGAAGGCAGCGAAGGTAAGGGAGCTTAAAGCCGAGACACCTAAAGCTGTATTACTCCAAGGCGCGGTGGTGCTGCTTAACGCCGCAGTAAGCCTATTTGAATACCTATCATCAATTCTACGAGTAAACACGTAAGGATAAACAAACCTAGCATCTTGAAGTACTAACTGACCGACACCTGAAGCAATAGGTATTCCATTACCATTAGAGTCTGTTGTAAGGGCTGAAGCGAAAACATGATCTACAGCAGGGCAAGGAGTTGCTACGTTGGTGGCCTGTAAAGTTAAAGGTCTTGAGCCAGCCATATTTACCGAGGTAGCTAAACCATAATCAGTGTACTGAGTGTCATAAGTGATATTGTTATACTCATCCTTGGTGCTGCTAACACTTCTAGGGTAAGCGAACGCACTATTCCTATTAATAATTTCAAGGGAACCATTAGGGCCGAACGCTTTATTAGAAAGATTAAGACCTCCAAGATTTCCAAAGCTAGCGACTTCAACCAAAATTGGACAGTTAATAACCTCAGGCAAAGCATTAATGCATGAACTTAAAGTAGTAAAAAACAGCGGATTGCAAGAGTCCGTAGCGTCACCAGAAACAATGAAAGACATCCCGGTCAAAGCTGAGGTAGGGTGTCCTAACTTCTCCCATAGCAAGTGAGTCCTCTCATCTAAGTCATGAAGGGGTAAATTGTCTTGCTCCCAGTTATAAAAAGAGCTAGCATCATACTTAGTAACCTTGTCAGTCCAACAGACTAAAAGATTATTCGATCCACCTGATACGTATACGTCACTTGGGTTTAACATGTTATCCGAATGATATTGTCCATCTGAATACTAAAGCAAAATCTGATGTCTTTCTAATATTGCTAAAGTATCTATATGCCGCGAGTACAGAGGTCTCAGTAGCATTTGCTTTTGGATTCTTAATAAACAATCCAATTTCATTTAAGTTAGCATCGGTCCTTAAATTATTACAGGAATCCTCGTCAATGAAAATAGTATACCTCACGGTCCTGTCATCAACTTTCGTAACCTTACTGAAAGGAATCTTGGCATACCACTCACCAGTGGTAGTGGCTACATCGTTTGCCCATCTATACCCTGATACTACAGAGAGATTACTGTCTGCCGTTCCAATGTATTCTGCTTGAGAGGATAAAGGCCCCGACAAATCAGTGGTCGTGCTTACTTGAAGTCCAAGGTTTCCACTAACCCCGAGCTTGACCCTATCGATCTGATAATCAGTAATAGTATCTGAACCTACCCGACCATATAAATGAGCTAATGCCCATCCGAACCCAGACACGATTACGTTATCTTCATCGTATACAAGCTCCTCCTGACCATCAACGACCTTGTGAACCGTTAAATGTCCTTTTATACCTAATTGACTTGTCAGTGATTTAATCATTTGAAATCGAAATCTAAAGAGATTGTTACGTCGTTATTGCCTAACCAGTTCTTAATCCCTGCGAGGGAATTACCGTCTCGATTATAAAACGCATCGTCCAATATAGTGACTTTAGCCACTAATTTATACTTTCTGATATTATTTAGAGCATTCCAACCATAAGGAGGAATTAATGATGAATTCAACATTTCCTTAAGATCTAAGCAATAAACCCCAACGTGCTTAACACCTCCAAACGCCGCCATAGAAACAGCATCCCCCTTGAAAAATTTATTTCCAATAATCATCCTGCCCTCAGAGGGGATTCTTTCGTTCAAGTTTGTACCTGATAAAAGAACAGAGCCTTTAGTGTAGTCAGGAGTCCCAGTAGGATTTTGAGATACGGATGAAGGGCTAATAGTTAGATACCCATTTCTGTCCATCAACTCATTTCCATTGAAAAAGCTACTAACATTTCCTACATATATATTAGATAAATCTTTATTGTAGAAAGCATAGCTGTAGGTGGTAGCTCCTCCCGACGGGACAAAACCTCCTACCTTATTCCAAATATCAATTAGCCTTGAATCTAAAGCAGGATTTAAGTAATGACCTAAATCAGGTATCGAACTAGCACCGGCATATCCAGATACGTTGGTATTTACTGTTGACCCTCGCTCTAATCGAGTGTCTGTTACTGAAGGGTAATTAGGGACTGAATTGTATACCGAGGAAAATTCAAGATAAGTTCCCGAAGGAATGTAAGAAGAGGCTCCGCTAGGAGCATCCGAAGCATAATTAATTATTGTTAGGATGCCAGAATCATAACCAGTAATGCCTCCTGAATCACCGTATTGAATTGAGGATATAGCGTGGGAGTGCTGAGTAAACCCTGCCGCATCTTTCCCAAAAGTAACGGCTTGAAAAGTAAAATTAGAAGTATCTAATATAGAACTAGCAGCCGGTAAATCAGCCAAGGCTGGATTTACAGTTAAAGCGTCAGTTAAAACTTCTCCAAAACCTTGAACAAACATTATACGGGAATCCTAATCTCCGATTTTTTGGCATTGTAATTGCCGTATGAGACATTTAACAACACATCCGGGAATCTATAGTCAATCCTAGACCCACCGTCTGATTCCATTATAGTCCCGGTCTTAGCCTTGTCTCGACTAGCATAAGCTACAGAGGCATTCTTACCTGCTATATTATTAAAGTATTTAAATATATCAAATAAGTCTTGCTTTGTAAGCTCGACTCGATACTCTTCACATCCTCTTTTAAGATCATCAAGGACACATAAAGGATCACTCTTAGTTCCTGCTGCAAATATCTCCGACAGCTTCTTCATGGTCATATCTTGAACGCTCAGGCTCTTGACCAGCATAAACTCATCCGGTTGAGCACCAGGAGACATGAAGACCTCAATGACATAATTTTGATTTAATCTGTGAAGCTGGTTATGGGCTTTCTGATAATCCCTTGGCAGTAACAATTCTCTGTTACGGGTGTTGAAGGTAACCCTTAAATTATCAACATCGTCAGGGCCTAAGCCAATGACAGGAGAGGTTCTATTTTGAGAGACTTGATCTAGGCACGCAAAAGTAGAAGTTGAGCTAGTTGATTGAGGATCGTTTGGCCTAGATGCCACTTGCTGGGTATGAGCATACTTGGTCAACATAGTGGATCTAGATATTAATTGATCGTGCTGGATCCAATCACCGTCAGGGGTAAAGCTCCACATTTTACCGTCTTCTGGTTTAGTATGAATCCAGACTCCAACCGACTTACCCCCTACCCTAGTTCCAGAGTCCCGACTAACAATACTACTAAGATTAACTTCAAACTCATGTTCAGGGGATAGGAAGTTATTAGAAACTGGATGACCAGATTCGGCAGCATATTTAGAAATATCAAACCTTACTCTGCTAGCCGCTCCCACTCCTGATCTCAGCAATAGTAAGGTGTCATCAAACAAGAACGGATCTTCGTAGGAAGCTCTCTCAGAGCCTGGAACCTTAATGACGGAGAATGAACTGTCTGCTTCCGTTCCCGACGTTAGAACTAGCTCTACGGCTTCTATAACGCCGGATGTCACCCTTTCGAAGGTATCAAGATACATGCTATCGTCTGACGAGGCTACAAAAGACCCTGCACCCGTAAACGAAGTCCCTGTAACATTAATCTTAACAGGATTAGCAAACGAAGTAGAAACTAGATCGGTCACATTTCCTAGCTTTTCAAAGCCGTGGTTATATAAGAGAGGTCCAAAAGTATGTGAGTATACGTTAGCACCATCCTGCTCTTGAACTTCAGGGCTTAGACGATGCCATTGAAAGTTATCTTGATATAAGTTATAGAGCCTATGTAAATCTCTACCGAACTCAAAATTGTAATAGTCGGTTACAGAGGCGGGGAACGTGTATCCCGGACTGTTAGCATTAGTTCCACTGGTTATGAGGCTTTGGTAGTCACCGTTCAATAAAGCTTCATACTTGTCGATAAACTGTTGAAGTATAACGATGTTTGCGTTCACATACGTTGTCGGGTTTACGCCTAATAATTCTTGAGAAAGAGCAAACTTAAGCTCACCGACAAGCTGCGTTATAGCGGAAGTAGAGTCTTGAATCTCAAGGAATGCGGTCCAATATTTTTTCTCTTCGCCAATCCTATGCATCGCAGCATAGACTCCTGGTAGTTGCCCTCGATCAGTAGTCCTATCTGTGTTAGCTTGGAAATTAGCAGCCTGACCTCTAACGTCCTGGGTATTACTTACGTCATACTCATAATATGTGTTGTCTGAATTTAGACCTTCACACTGCGACCAAATAGGAGGAAGGTTAATATGATTATTGACTGGAGTGTAGGAAAGAGAGCTAGGAACAAGACCTAAGGGTATGCCACTTAATCCAGAAGCCATATTAAAGGCAACGGGCATATTGAATCCTGTTCTGTCGTAGTATCCATTGAAGTCCATTACCTTCTCATAGGATCTTCTTCTAGAGGTATTTCTAGGAACTGATCCTATACTAGATACGTCTATTAGTTCAGGAGAAACAAGAGATTGAGTAGCTGACTTACCTATAACATTACCATTAGGATTGATCCCTCTCTTGTAGGTGTTAAGGAATATACCTGAGGCAAAAGTGTTGTTCCCCGCTCCAACGTCTATCTCTTCTCGATCTAAGTAAATGTGAGGAAGGCAGCTAGCCTCGAACCCCATAACGTCAGTCTCTCCAGAAACTTCTAATGATATTAATGGAATCGCGTGAGCAGGGGAAGCCTTACTAACGGCTTGAGCTACAAATCTTACTGCGTCCCCGGAGCCAGTATCGTCAAGATTCTTCTTAGTGAAATCAAACTCAGAAGCTTCAAGAACTAATTTAAAGTGAGAGGACTTACCTGACCAAAGTGAAGCGTAATCAAACCTGTTATCGTTAAGGTTTCGAATAAGCGTGTCAAGATTTGAAGGAGGATTATACCCTGATGTAAAGATGAGCCAGGATCCTGCCTTAGGCTCATCGTCAACATTGAGAGCATTAGAGGTAATGTAAGAGCTTACGTCTAAAGCAAACTGCTTTCTTACTCCAAAACAAGCAAGCCTATCTGATATGAACTCAACCATCGGCTGATCTAGCTCAATGTTCACATAGTAAGGATACTCCTCAAATGGAGGAATGGTATAGTCCCGATCCCTGTAAGTAAATACTGAATTAAACTCATCCTCCCAAGTTTGTAATGGGAACCTATCAGGGAATTGAATGACGGTCTCTTCAAGGATCCTATCTACAGCGAGACGGATGTTAGTATCCATGCTGGCGGGAGAATATGTATTTACATTCATGCTCCCAGCTAGGCTTGCAGTCCAGGTTTTAAAACTCTTGAAGTACTCAGACTCAGTAGCTAAAGCATAATAAATAAGATAAGGAACGTAAGACTCCCAAAGCTCAGTGACCCTACTCTCAATAGGAAAGCTATCCTTAGGGAACACAGTATTGACCGTGCTTTGAATTGATTTCTTAGTTCCAATTGTCTTGTAAATACTAACAGCATTCCTTAGTTGCAGTCTCCATCTTTCGGGATTATTACCAAACAAATCCCAGCCTATAAGCTGCGCTAATAATGGAAGGTAATCATCTGGGCAATCATCAATATCATAGAGTGTGGAGATCTCTTCGGTCTCGTTACTCATGTCATAAGCAAAGAAAGATAATGCTCTGATTAACCTAGCAAAAGGACCATCCTCAACTTTAGTAGTAGACTTTAAATTACTCTCTAAGTAGATTTCAAACTTATCTCTAACCCTAAAGTCGGAATTATCTGAGAATAGAGGAGAGTAAATAATGTCATTCCATGTTTTAAATTTATCTAACTGTTGAGTCCCACTTAAATCGTACCTAGACCCACTGGCGAAAAGAACAGAAGGATAATAAGCTCCAGATGCATTACGCCACAAATGTTCCGACAACCCATTAATACCGTCATTCGTTCTTACAGGATTCCCTTGATACAAACTGCTAACTAAAAGACCCTTCACATAGGAGGAAGGAGAATAACTATCACCAGAAGTATTAAGGAAATACATCCAAGACAAGTTATTAATCAAGTAGTTGTGAATAGCAGAGGAATCTCCTATGTCAGAAAAAATGGTAGTATCAGGAGAGTTAAGGGTTATGGCCGGAAGTAAAGTGCTTTCAGCATAAGTCGAGAACTCCTCTTGAGATTGAAAGTCTTTGAAGTTAGTATTAAAGTAAGTTAGAACTTTATCTTCAAAGTTTTGAGTAGTGATATTAGTGAGGTTATTCTGCTTTACAAAGAAAGGGCCAATACCACTTAAAGAAGTAATATCACTATACACAGAGCCTGCAACGGCACTTACATTTAATATAGAAGAAAAATTAGCAGCAACATCCAAGTGAGAGTTGATGATTAAATCAATAGGGTCCTCAGCTTTGGGGGTAGTCGCCTTATCATCCTCATACAAATACCCTGGTAGGATGTATTTGAGAGCCTCAAAGTAATCCCGCTTGAAGAAGTTTTGATTCCTTAAATAAGTCTTGCCTGACATTAAACGTATTCTACCCGTATGGCTAAGTTATTTAGCTGGATGATCTCATTAAACCCAACCTTAATAGGCTTTTCAACATTAGTAACTTCCGCATATCTAATATTGGTCTCATCCATTAATAAAATTCTAATCAAATCTTGGGGAACAAACGGCTCTGAGAAGTCGGTATTATCAATATTCATATAGTTTAATATTGATCTTCGAGCAGATTGAATTAGTTGACCTTCACTTCTTCTAAACTTCTCGTCTAAAGTAATCGTAACGATCACGTCCAATGTCCTAACAAGTCCATCAACCACCACAACCTCGTCCGTAAGCATCTTCTTGGATTCTACCGCTGCCAATAACTGACGCTTATACTCCTGAGTTGCACGTCTAAGCTGACTGTTCGACGCTCTCTCTAGAACAAATAAGTCAACGATGTTAGCAGAAGAAAAAGCCCTTCTAACAGTCGCGGTTGCTTTACCCGTGGATCCGTAGTTAGATGCAAAAGAATTAGCAAACGCTTTAAAGTCTTGAAGGGTTACTAGACGATCTTGAGATCTAAAGTAGAGAGGGGCGTATCTCTTAGCCTGATCAACAGATTCAGCGTCTCGGCCTCCAGTTGCTAGACTGGTGTTTTCAATCGTCGCAGTTAGGTCAGAGTCTGTACTGGTTCCGTCTGTGGAGTTAAGAGTAGTCTGAGCATTAATAATACTCTCAGCAATATTCCCACGAGTTCCACCTCCAACGCGATAAGTTACGTTATAAGCATCACCTATGGCAGGCGACTTGCCTATGGAGTCATCCCCAAACAATACAGAAGCTCTGAATTGCTCATCAGTAGTAATTTGAAATACCTTATCTGCCTGACCAGAAGCAAAGTATACGTTCTCTTCTTCCTTATAAATCCCTTCAGTAGTAGTATCCCCAGTTAAATACACTTGGGCACTTTTTTCAACATAAGGGAACTGGGATAAGTTAATAGATTTAACAGCTTCAGGACTCGTAAAAGTTCCAGACTCAGAAACTAACGCCCCTTCAAGCAATACTGCGTCTGTAATCTGAACAGTACCTCCCGTTGCAGTTACATTGAATTGTAAATCTTCGCTGGCTACCATAAGATCCACGGTGCCATTTGAGTTAACCTTGTATAAGGTATATGTTAGAGTACCCCCATCCTCAGGGGAACTTATTGTAATCACTCGACTAGCCGCAGGAATAGTTACGGATGAAGGAGAGGTAACTGAGCCTACGGAGTAGGTAATGGAAGCGTTAGCAGCCGCAGAGATTGGACCTTTCATCCTTATGCCAATAACTTCAAGCAGCCTCTTTACGCTATCACGACTCCTAGCAGTCCCAATGAAGTTTTCGTTAGCAAGATAATCCGACTTATTCGATTGAATATGTCCAACCGCTGCCATCATTTCCATTAGCAAAACTCCAAAGTCGGAACTCTCAAAGTTATTATAATCTAAAGGAAAGGTAGCTCTTACATACTTTAAAAGAGTTGCTCTAATAGTTTCAAAGTCGGATGCAGAATAGTCAATTAACTTTTGCTTATTATCAAGCTCAGACGGTATTAATTTTAAAAAGTCTGATTCAACTGTTCCTGAGAAGACTACCATTATATTCTAACTCCAATGTTAAACGCTGTCGCAATAGCATCTCTAACAGAACAGAAGAGGTTAACCTTCAACTGCCCGGTTCGAGTTTCAAATACTTGAATCTTTCCTACCGAAACTGTGCTAAGGTATCTACGTATGGAGGTTACAACTTCCTCTTTTATCAAGGAAAAAGTAACTTCGTCTAAGGGTTCCATGAGGAATTTACGAAGGTTACAACCATAATCAGGCCGCATAAACCTTTCACCCCTCTCAGTCCTAATTAAACAATTAAGGTTGGACTTCACCAAAGTAAGATTGGTAGACTTGCTAAAGTATCCGTTTTTAGGCTTTACAGGTATTGGATAATTTAAACCAATTAGCCTTGGGTCCTCTAGGACCGTAGCCTTTTGAATGACAGAGGGAGCCACCGTCCCGTATCTTGTTACATTGTTTGAAAGTGCCATACTAAGTTGTTTTGAATACTATCCCTGCGCTAGAGCCGTCTACAGAATCAGGATCTGTGACGCTATTAGTTCCGCTTAATGGTTCATACCACGCCATGTAAGTATCTACATTTGTAGGTAGGAGGAATGCTTCTGGGCTTTGCCCGATTTTAAGGTTAGTTATAGTAAGATCTTGAGGTCTGTTGAATGGTTGTTTAGCAGTTTGCTCAGGAAGTTTTGTCGCGGAAAGACCTATGATGGTTGATGACATCACCAAAGAAGAAGGTAGGAAAGCATTAGGCGTAACATTTACATTTGTAAAGTAAAGATCACTCGTCAAACCACAGGGAGGAATATCAGTACCCGTGTCAGGTCGAACCGCGTTTCCAAGCCTAAATAAAGGATGGTAAACAGGATGTCCATTCCCGCCCTCAATGTGTATATCCTCAAACACTCCATTAACACTACCTACGGTGTAATTAATAGTAGTAGAAGGTGCCGAAACTTGAGCGTTATAAAATGCAAATATAGCATTCCTAGAGAAAGAGTTCTTGGTCGTATTCCCGCGTGCTCCTGGGGCCGCATAAGAATAAACATCAATATCCTTATTAACTGTGTAATAAAGACTACTAGCCGTTGTATAGTAGCTATAAAAAGGACTAGTACGCATAGACCCTATTACACAGTTCCTATGATATATCTCTCCTTTCCACGAATTATCCCAAACGCTTAAACCGTCATCTCCAACAATTCCAAAACAGTTTTTAATGGATATAGTCCCTCCTGTCTTACCAGTAGCTCCCTTAAAATAGTCAGTATTAAATGTCCACGGACTTATCGACTTACAATGATTAAAGCTGTTAAATAGCTTCCTACCATTAGCCCAGAAATGTTGATTAGTAATAATAATACCTTCAACCGTCATTTCAGGTAAACCCACTGGTGTATTGATATATGCTTGACTATACTCATTCATAGAAGACCAAGATGTTCCAAAAGCTCCATAGAAATGTGGAGCCTCCTCAAGGATATCTATTTTTGTATCAAACAAAAAGTTTCTAGAGTATAAGTGTCCAGGAGCAAATACCCCTCTACCTATAATTTTACTACCATGAGCACTTGCACAATCAAATCCCCCTATGATATAGGCATTAGCGTCTATGTAATAAGTTGAGTTTGAAGATATAGGAAGACCCGCACTTACATAATGAATTCCAGGTCCGAAATATGTCGCAGGCTGAAGGCTACTGAATACTGTAGGACTTCCTGGGGATCCCCAATTGATAGAACTCCAAGAGGAGTCAGCGATTGAACCATTGAGGTCAGGAGTCGTTTGACCCTCTCTAATAGATAAATGATTTAATCTAGTTTGGCCGGTGTAAGCTCCAACACCAACAGGTATGGCAGGTTTGAATGGGTCCGCAAAGATAAACAAAGGGGAGCTTACTGTTAAGTCAGTATCCGAAAACTCCAACCATAACTTATCTCCAACGTAAACTTCTGCTTGAAAGAATACACCAGCGTCGGTTGATGTTTTCTGCATCTCCCTTGTCTTATTACTTCTAGACGGGAATACGTTAACAGTGGCTCCACCACCGAAACCACCTATCTTGGTAATTTTTATACTAGCTACCCCGCTAGCACCAAAAGTTGTAAAGTGACAAGGAGGATTCGATCCTGAAGGTGCCCAGTAATTTCTTAAGCTACTAAAGTCACCTGTAGTCTGTTGGCCTACTAATTGCCTAGAACCCCCTGTCCCAGAAGCTTGAAATACAAAGCTGGATACCCAACTAGCCGTGGCTGGGTCGTACACCTCCACAGAGTAAGTAGGAGACTTTAACGAACTTAAACTTTCAGCAACATACCCCGTGCCATCATCCGCAATAGGAGTAATGGGATAAACCTCAACTGCACTTAAAGAAGATGCTACAAATGAAATACTATTTAAGAATGAATCACTAACGATCTTGAAGTCAGAATTAGTTGTTCCCTTCCAATATACCCACATCAGACACTTCTTTAATTGAGCTACAAAATCTCTGTAGTAAGTATCATAATAAGTAGAGAAGTTCGGTCCACTATCCGCCGTGCCATACAAGGCCGTAGAGTATTCGTATGCCTTTGTAGATGAAAGGTCTGCTAGTTTAGTGGTAGTAGGATTCCTATTAACATGCCTGTAAGGATTAGTCATTACCTCTACTAACTCAATCAATTCCTCTCGCTCATAGTGAGGGATAGGATTAGAGTCATACGTACTATTCCTTAACTCAGCATAAGGAACTGTGCTCGAATCATAATCAATGACGAACTTGGCTAAGGATTGTAGGAATTCATTCCTGATTACCATAGTCTTATTTATGGTTTGCCAATCCTCTCCATTAACAGAGAAAGTATACGAGGAAAGAGCAGGAAAATAAGTATCAAAGTTGTATAAGATATTTAAATTCTCTTCTAATGAATTACTGTAGAAAGAAGAAGCTAGGATGTTGTAATCTACAGAATCATTATACTCAGAGGTGAAAGGAGCTTTAAATGTTTTAGATCCTTCCTTCACCCTAAACATAGCTGCCTCTAGATTAGATCCAGGATTTACATAGAAGTTTCTTTGATATTCCCATTTAGAAGCCGTAGCAGAAGTGTATAATTCCGAATTAAAAGAAGTTAACTCAGGAGGAGTACCAGAGAAAAAGCCTTCTGAGGTATTGGTCGGATCGTCAGACTTTTGCTTGAGATTACTAACTTTACTCAACTGCCTACGATTATACCAATTTATACCTGAAGCCTGAGATACTAATGCACTAGCGGTATCATTTTCTCTATACTGACCATCCCAATAAATATTGCCAAACTTCTCTCTAGACTTTCCAAAACTAAAGACACTATCTACAATACCCAAATCATTCATGTAGCCGACTGAGCTAGTGTTAAGAACGTCAATAGTTGAATTTAGATTTTGGCTTAATTCAGGATCATAGGCAGCATAAACCATAAAGGGTTTAGAGATCCCGTTGGAAGTTGAACCTACGATAGAGCCATTTAAATATCTTTTAAAGGCATAATCATTATTAGCAATGAAGGGGACAGATACAAAGTCTACGACACCTGACAGCGTTTGAATATCCGTTATATTAAACGAACCGCTAGGGCCTGTACCTTTTCCATTATCCAAGTAATTAGTATCATTAAAAATGTTTAAACCATTTTTAGGGGAGAAAGAATACTTAATAGGCGTTGTTGATAGACTGATATTAAGGCGAGCTTGAGAAGATGCGGCTAATCCATTGAAATCAGGAGTAGGCTTATTACACAAGTCAAAGCACCACATTGACTGATAGGAAGATACCGAGCTAGCTAAAGCGTCTAGGTAGGGGGCCGCTGAAGTTGGGAAAAAAGAAGTTGAGCTTACTTGGGATAAGTAAGGGTTTCTAGGACTCTCCACCGCGAGGCTGTAAGGAAGATAGACAGAGCTAGGCTCTGGGTAAATACCCGACTCATCATAAATTGTAGCTTTACTCTGATCAGCATCCCAGAGTATAAACTGAACTCTTATCTTATATCGATCACATACGTTTAAGAAACTTTTTACATTTGATAGGTACTTAGTGGAATCTTCATTATATGCGGCAAAGTTTAAAGGAGTTCTGACGCAGTTCACGCCAAGTTTCTTTAAGTTAACAATCCCCTTTTCATGATCGTCCTCATCATAGTAATGCCAAATTGAAGCACCATTAGACCCTGTGAATACTTTCAAAGCATCAGATTCAGTTGAACCTACGGTAAAATCTTCCTCTACGGGAAACCCATCCAAAGCAAGCGCGGTGGCAAGCGAAACCCCACTATTATAATCTACTCTAGGGAGGTACCCAGACTTCCTCCACTCACTCTGCAAACTAGGGAGGTAGTAAACACCCCTAGCATTTGAGAAGTATTGAACTGAGTCGGCAGGAATATCTGGATTAATCTTAGGCATTACGGTATATCAAGGGGTTCCCAAAGTGAGTTCGGAACTTCAACATTCTTAAAGAAGTTCTGAGTTGCTTTATAGTTATTTAGTACATCACCGTCGCTAAGTGGCTTTGAATAAAATCTACTACAACCCACATAACCTCTAAGTCCACTAACCTTGCCTCCGTATTCACCACCCATAAAGTTGCCTCCTGAGAAGCCATCAGTATATCCGCCGCCTATTATCCAGGGAGTAAAGTAGGTATCTAAGGAAGGACCACCCGAATACTCAAAGGAGTTAGTCTGCTTTATGGAAGGAGCCTTAAACGTCTCTCCTGCTCTACCTGTGCCGAAAGTGTTTTGATAACTAGACGTAGCAAGCTTAACGCCGTCTATGTAGACCCTAACCTCATCCTGTTGAGGATCGACAGCAACCGATAGTTGAGCAAAGGAGTTACCGCAGCTAGAAAGCGATTTACCATTAAATGTTTCAAACACCGGAACCGCCATGCCATGATACGAATCCTTATTACAGTTTGCCGTCCTATTAGCAATAAACCCTGCACTAGATGAATCGTAGGATTGAGTTGGTGCTAATACCAACACGAGATTTTCAATACTGTTATCAACCTCATTATTACTAGGATCTAACCCTAAAGTAAATCTTCTATCCCGTGTAAATCCTAGGATAGAACCTCTGACGGTACCAGTGCCTGAATCCACTAGCATATTGTTAATGTCTGGCTGAGGGGATCTAGAGTTTGATATACCTACGTTTTCGTTGGCGAGGATAAGTCGGTACAAACCTAAAGTATTATTGTCATGTAAGTTGTACCCTTGTGTTACACCATCAAGGTTAGGCATGTGAAGCCATGTCTCAAAGGTTCCACCGTTAGTGTTATACAAGAAGTCTTGGAACTCCGAAGTCTCAGGCATCTTCGCATATGTTCCCATGAAATCAATATCAGAAGATCCTTGAGCCGGGAAGGCAACACCACTTAAGAACGGAATACCTAAACCCTTGTCAAATATAGTGGGAGCACTACCTACCATCTGAGAGTTAGAACCTACACCTAGCCTGCTAGAGTTGTGAACTCCAAAGTTAGTGCCAGAAGTAACGTCGGTCTCAACTGTTAAATAATTATAAAGTGCAAACAATCCATCTTCCACAAGTCTAGTATTGATTTGTAGGCTTTGAGCAGAAGGCTCAAGTGGGCTAGCCACCGTTTCACCCTTAGCTACATTTGCTAATAGGATGTGATCAAGGAATACCGAGTCATCTGTATTGATCTTTTCAGTAAACTTAACTTCCAATGGAAGAACGACACCTGTAACATCAGCTTGATCGAGAACAATACTTCTTTGATTTTCAATATCCAACAGGAAGTTAGATCCTGCTAAGTAGGAGAAGTCATTAATTGGAATATTACCAGGAGTGAATTGAGGTCCTCTTCCTAAGAATGTAGGAACCTTAACAGCTAACTCAATTTGCTTCTTACGCTTATTAACCCTGTCCTGGAACTGGGCTGTCTCAGAAAGCATAACCTGCCTCATGTTCTCAATAATTGCCTGAGAAGAACTATCATCAATTAATTCCTGTAGCTCAGATGAAACATCGAATACTCTCCTATCCTTCTGCCCTTCCAAGCTTAATAACAAATCATCCTGATCGTAGAACTTTGTGACCCCCGCAGAATTATCAATTATATCAGGATCCAAAATGGTGTTGAAGTAGTATCTTAGATCATTGCTTGTTAAAGGAATACCTCTACCGCCAAGACTAGGATCAAACTCAAGCTTCCAAAGCTCACCGTTGGAGAAACCACCTTCCTTAAATCTAAGATCTTCTTCCCTTTCTTCCAACTCAAGAAGAGCAGGAGCTATACCACTTAACTGTGAGTCGTAATACAGCCCATCAACAGAAAGAACAAACTTACCTGATCTAGATTGAGGAGGACCCACTTCAAGACGGAAAACAGATTCAACGACTTCCGGTTCAGCCTGAGGCTCTAAGGAAGGGTTCAATGTCCTATCTAAAATTATACTATCTATTACTGCGAGTTGCTTGTCTACATCGTCTATAAATTCTTGAGCTTGATTAGCCTGATTTAAGTAAACCGCAAACTGAGAATTGATTACGTCATCATAGTCAGCAGGATCCAAAGCTTCTCTCTGAGCAGCAGCATTAGGCCCTGTGAAGTCTAAGTAATCCTTAAAGGATTGAAGACACGCAGCAGCGTCCCTTAGCTGTTGAGCGGCTTGCTGGGCCGCTTGTGCGAAACCTATGAAAGTAGACATGATCGCTGAGACCCCAGTTATCAAATCTAAACCATATCTGGAATAGTCGCTTAGAAATCCAAAGAAACCATCTCTGTCAGGGAATAAAGATATACCTAAAAGATCTCTAATTGCAGAGTTAATTCTTTTGATGATAGCATCGGCAATAATCTTGCCTTGCCTCATCGCCTCTCTCATCGCAAGAAGGATAGGAGTAGGGATGAGACCTAATACATCTCCCGCTAACCCAAGCATACAACTGGGAACTCCAAAACTAGCAGCTATTCCACCTATGCTACCTCCCGATGCGAGGGCCGTTGTCATATCAAATCCCATTATACTGCTCCTACAGGGTCTGCGTAATCATTAGGTGTAATGAGGGGAGGGATATTTGGTATTCCGGGTAGTGGAGGGATAGGAGTGCTTTGAGTATAGTCTAACCCAGGGGGACCAGCGGTGAATAACATAGGCACGCCATTATCTTGAATAATGGGTGCCGTGTTAGTTATTCTATTTGCAGAATTTAAATTCACTCCCCCTGGTATAGGACCTAAGCCAGGACCCCCATATATATTAACCCCTAAGGCAGCATTCATATTGATGCTTCCTGCTGAATTGAAATCTATATTACCTGCTGCCAAAACTTTTATTGCCCCTGTTCCATCCACTTGTATAGTAGCTCCCGGTGTTATTATATTTACTGCTCCCGTTGGACCACAGGCTACTAACTCAATATTTCTAAATCTACTTTTCAATCGAATGTTACCAAACCATTTACCAAGTGAGAAAACTCCTGTAGAATTGTTTTCAATATTTATATCTCCACCATCCACAATTTTCATATTGATATCTGCCGCGTTGCATTTATACTCTTGAGGACCTCTAGTATTGACCATTAGAGACCTAGCAGCATATGCATCATTGGGTTCAGCCCCGTTTAAAACAATAGAGTCGCCATCTGCGTTTCGTATCTGAACACCAATTGAACCTACATTAACTTCCTCTCCGCTTTCAGCTTTAATAGTAACGTTATTGCTTATCTTAGAGGGTGTAAAGTCTCTTTGAATGTATAAGCCTGCTCCTGCAATATTAGTAAAATGCTGCATTGCTGGCTTACCCTTGCTATTGTAGGGGTTTCTGTCGTTAGTAGGGATAGGTTTAAAGTTTTCATTTTCATCCTCTTCTGATAACACAGCCCTGGTAACAATAGTAGAGTGGTAATATAACATGGAACCCTCGCTGGTAGGGTTAGGGTCATAAACTGCTAGGATCTCATCATCTTTTTCAGGTATACCTAGAAACCCACCAGCATTAACCTTGAAAAAAGGAGACGTGTAGGTCACGGTAAGCGCGTTAGTGGATATAGACGGAAACACTGCCATGAAACGGCCCGACTCTGTTTTGTCCACATTCGATATTACTTGCCCTTTTACTATTTCCATAAGTTATTATAGTTGAAATTCACTTCTTAATTTCCTTCATCTGGGAGGAAAGGGTCAGGGTACATGGTCTGATTAGGCCGCAACGCGATCGAGAGCAGGTATATTCGTTCTTCTTCCGTATAGCCATCCTTATCCGCATCGGCTTCTTTCCTTGTTCTTCGGGGTACCCCTTCAGTTATCTCAGGGATAAATTGACCAACTGTCATTTTTAAGGAATTATTAGAATTTTCTACAGAGTCACCAATAACATCAACCCTGGTTAATTCAAAATTAGAATAAGCGTCATCATTGGATAAGTAGTGTCTAGCCCCCACGATCTTATATCTTCCTGTAAATACCGAGAGAGCCGAATCCTTAGGTAATAAAGACCCAACAACACTATTAGTTAGACCAAAAAGAAAACAATTCCTCTCAAACAATTGAGGATGATTAAAGAAAGGTAAAGTTTTAATAGATGCCTTCATAGTAAACTTAGACACATCTGATAGCACGTCAGCGTAACTTTTTTCAATTCCGTCTTCTACCGAGTGCAGTTGGTTAGGGTCTTGGGGTGAAATTAAAAATGCAACCAAAGTTGTGAAGTCTATTAACTTTGAATCTACAATAGCATCACGTTGTCCTGAATTTAGTATTACTTTTTGGAAATCTTCTTTATCCCTTAGTAAATTTAAAATCTTAAACTGAAAGTTAGTTTTCCTATCCTCCTCTTTAATATTCGAGGTCACATACTCGGTTATGCTTTTAAATTTAACTCTAAGGTCAGAGACCACTGTATTTGTTTTTTTATTTTGAAAAGATTGAACAAGTTTAGACTTTGACTGTATATTCAACAGGTTTGCAATGTACCCCGCATTTTTAAAACTAACGTCTAAGACGTTAGAATTTTTAACATTATGTCCAAACAAAAGGTCGTTATCGTTAACTAAATCAATCGCATAGGTGTTAGAAGCTACTCTAAAATCTGGAGTCTCTCCGTATGAAGAACCTTTACTCCTAAGTTTATTAAAGAACTCTTCATAAAAAAGATTAGAATATTTTGCCCAACCCTCCGCGCTTCGAGACTGAGAAGTAGCTCGAACTCTAAGAGGAAGCTCAGTGGTATAAGGGGAGTTAGGATAAATCAAATCCTTGACACTCTCCTTTTCTCCGAAGATTATGATACTACTTTCATCAGTACCGATAAGGCCACACTGTTTTAGTAGTTTAAGGATTCTCATATCCGATTCCTCAAACAGAACTAACTCTGTATTTTTTTTCCGAAGTGACCTAAGACCTCTATAAAAAGTGTATAAAGGGGCAAGAGCAGTGTCCACTCTTTTAACCTCGCTGTTGGCTTTCCAGGTGTAGGACATTGCTAAAGAGAAAGCGTCATCGGTTACGCGATCAATGTCCTTCTCCATAACATAGTCAGGATTCTGCCTTACAGGAGGCACTACCCTAGCTGTAGGTATAATAAGATCCCCAGGCTTCGGTGGTTTGCTTCTCTGTTTCTCCCTGGCTACTCGAAGGGTTCTATCATCATCACTTTCCCCCTGTATAATTCGGTTGGGGTCTAGGGGTTTAAGGGACATAGATGAGTCGATTTGACCTTCGTTATCTGGATTCAAATTCCTATAAACCTTAGCAGTGTCACTGTCCGGGTTCTGGATGTCTTCAAAACCTACATCTATTTCTAATTGAATCCCTAAATTATTTAAACTAGACTGGTAATCAAAAATTGAAGAGTCTAAAGATGCAATTGGGCCACGGGGAGGTAAAACAAGCCCTCCTCCAGATACAGAAGCATCAAAGTCATGAGAAAAAGAAATTAAGAAATTATCTAAAGGTGTGTTATGAAATAAGCTCTTTAAGTAAGCATCTAATAACGACCTTATATAAAAATTCCAGATGTCGTGAGTTCCCGGCCCAGGAAATGGCCTGCTTGAAAAAGAGTTTAATGGAAGAGGAATTTTAGCATCTAGCCTTATCTCATCAAACTTATTTTTTTTAGAATCAAACTTAGATTCCAATTCAGCGTAAGACCTATCATTTAAAAACTTATCAGTAAATACTTTTACGGAATTAGGGTCAGGCACAAAAAAGAGTTCTATTTCCCTAACCCCGTCAGAGTTAACATTTAATTTAGCATCCTGTAGGACCATAGTGTATGGTCCCGACCAAGTACTAATATCGTCACCAGCACCATAGGAAATGTAGAACCTGCTAGAGTCCGAAATAGCCTTATCTAGATTCGGGCTATTAAATGACTTTCCGCTTAGTAACCGCTCTTGAGCGAGATAGTCCACCGGATTTCGATCTAAAACAAAGTACTCTGCTATTTTAGAAGTTTCTAGTAGCTTCAGGGTTATATAAGATTTAGACTTTCCTCCCGTTGGGAAATTCACATCCAACTCTAAAAACCCATAACCCCTACCAGGAGAAAGAATTAATAAATCTTCTCTCTCCTCAGAACTTAATCCTTTTGTAAAACTATCAAAACTAATCTTATTCCTGTTCTTAGGGAAGAATAAAGAGTTGATAATATTAGTGGACTTAGTTATTATTGCGTTGTAAGTTAAGGACTTCATATTAGAAGTTTAGTATGTTTATGCGATCCCCAACATTTAATTGTTGAAAAGGATCTGATACGTTATTAGACCAACACACTAACCAGTCTAAGTTAGGAGTGTCATAAAATAAATCAGAAATCTTATCTGCTCTATGCTCAAACCCCGGAGGAATAATTCCTGTCCGGTAAGGGGTGGTTTCCATGCTCCTAATAAAGTCTTTAAACTCAGGTGAGTTAAGAGAAGTAGCTACTTTTTTATTCTTATGAGTAACCTCTACATAACCCGCCTTTAAATGATTCTTATATTGCATCTAAGTCTCCTAACTGAGCAACGATACCGTTACAAGGATCTAGCTCATTATTACTTATAATAGACTCCCACCCAGTCAGGTTATCTCCAGTCACAACCTTGCCCCCATCGTAATTACCGAAATTACCAGCCCTGGATTCCACCATGTTTAAAGTTATTCTTATTCTTTTAGGAGTAAGAGTCTGCACATCATAGCCTGCTTCTTCTTCTATCTGAACGCTATAATCTTCAACTAAACAAGGCACATTATTATACATAGCCCCGTGAGTTAGACGAACAATAGGAGGTCCATATGCGGTGTTGTCAGATCGATTCAACACAGTCCCTCTAATTAAATTTAACCAAAGGTAAACAAGATCTATGGAATCATTTAAATTTTTCAATTTACTAGGATCCTCTTTTTCATCCTTCACCGTAAAGGGCAAGAGAGAGTCAACTATGGCTTCTGCATCAAAAGGTTCTTGGTTAGTTAGTAACCCGGCGATCTTCTTGTAATAATTACGATGGTTGCTAGCATAATCCCTGCCAAAGCCTTCCTTATCCTCGATTGGTGTATCAGCTTCGCCTGCTCCCCACTCAGAAAGACTTTTATTAATTTCCTCAATAGAGTTCTCCGTTTCGAAACCTTCTTGATTACTTATTTCTTTTAACGTAGTAAGTGTCGATACTACCCTTGAAGCTGTTGATTTCAGTTCAAACATTCTCTTGGAGGCTTCTCGCTCAGTAAAGAAAAACTTAAATTGACGTGTAAACATAGGGTCTATGCCTTCGTCGCTAGCCATTTCAATTACGTGAAGTAAAGTTATGTTAAAACTAACAGTCAACTTTCGAGAATCTGCTCCCGCGTAAGAAAACAATTGCCCTGCTCTCCCTACAAGATTGTAGCTATTTAGGTTTGCTCTTCCTTTCTCTGAAATGATAGGATTCTCCATAAACGGAATGAACGTCCTAATGACTCTATCATTGGATTGGGGAAACTCTAAAGTTAGATGGGATCTTTCCGCTAGCTTCCTATTGTTTTTGCGAAACCTGCTATTAGGATCTTTAAGTATATTCTTTAAAAAGCTAACCATAATTTAATTGTCGTCAAGAGGATTACTCTTGCCTACCTCCTTCGTAGCGGCTGTGGTCTTTTTAGACTCCCTTATAAGTTCTGTGATTTTTGCGTTTAAAGCTGGGTCACTTACAACTTGTGGGACTGTGCCTGACCTTAAAAAGTTCCCGATATAACTTAACTGATTTGCTACCTTGGTAGACTCCGCTGTCTTCTCTTTTCTTGTCCGGTCTTCTATCCGATTGGCCTCCTTTAATTCATCAGCAGTCTTTTCAGTATTAAAATAAGTTCCAACTAAAGCAGCCCCTACACCTATGGCACCTCCGACAGCAGCACCTAAAGGGCCAGCTATCGACATACCAGTCATTGCGCCGCCGAGACCTGCGCCCAAGTAGTCCCCTTGAGATGCGGAATATAAACCACCTGCTGCGCCTGCTGCGCCGCTGCCAAGCTTAGCAAACTTACCCAACTTACCCATGGTCTTACCCATCCCATAAGCTCCCTTTCCACCACCAAGTAAACCCGCACCCATCCCTAACGCATTTACACTTATAGCCAAACTCAGCATAGCAGGGGCTATGGCAACGATTCCCTTATGAATATCGGGTGCCTTCTCCATGAAGAAATCGTCAGCATTCTTCCTAGATTGAGCAATTGACTTTTGCAAGTCAGCTTCACTCATTCTCATTTCAGAGGTGATCTTGGTTTCATTTTTCATGGCTTTTGCTAATTGTAGAGTAGCATTATACTGCTGTTCGGTCATGTCAAGTAGTTTGGCTGAACGTGCAGCCAAACCAGACTTAAAATCGCTCTTTAGCATCTGCTCATTAACCTTTAGCACCTTAGAGAATAAAGGATTAAGGTCAGCGATTTCCAACATCCCCTCAGTAACCGCGTTCATTGCCCCTGTCGTACCTCCAAGAGCCTGCTTTCCCATATTATCAAGAGTAGGTAAGATCATCCCCATTACCATTTCTATTTGACTTTTCATGCCAACCCCCACACGGCCTTGGAGTTCTTTGGCAACCTCAGACATATTACCCACAGCTTCAGTTCCAAAGAAAGACAGTGCGTTTAGATTCTCAGCCATTGACTCCATTGTTTCAATTAATCTGTCATTTGAAATAAGGTAGTCTTTACTTATTTTCCTATTTGTTTCAGCGTTCTTATTAACAGCCATAACGTCGTTACCTGTTATAGCAAGTAGCTGGGTGTTCACGCCTATGAGAGCTTTAGTATTCTGACCTGTCATGCTCATCTCATCATTAAGATGATTCAACTGTTCAGAATTAACACGAATGCCAGCTTCAAAATTAGAAATTAAATTTTCCGATGTCTGTTCGAAACTAGCTTTTCGATCCGTCAGAGCTTTAGTATTAGCCTCTAAAAACTTATTATAAGTTGTGCCCGTAGCTAAACTACGCAATTGATTTTTATCAAATTTATTAATAGCCTCCGAGAACTTATTAGTAAAGTTATAGGACGATATTAAAGATTCCGATAAACCAATTAATGACTTATTATTACTTTTGATCAGCCGGTGAGTTATGGTCTCATTCTTATCTGAGGATTCCAGGGCCTCTCTTAGTTTCCTAATCTCTTCCTCTAAATCGTCATTACTTAAAGCCATTACAGAATCACCTTATAAATATCTCTTAAAACGGTAACTTTTAAAGTTCTAAACTTATCACCGAAATTCATGCTTTTAACTTTAGCGTAGGTTGCGGAATTATCTTTACCGTACATAGTATTTAGTAGCTTATCAAAAGAAGCGTCATCTAAAGACTCACACACCAGAACATTATAAAGGGGGTTATCTAAGGTAGACAAGAAAATGCCACTTGAAGTCCTCCTTGAACTCACTACTATTCCGTGTCGCCTCGCCCCTCCATACGTAAATTCAATTAAATTTCCTGGGCGCAGCCCCAAATATGAAGTCTCATCCACAGAATATCTCCCAAACCTCAATAATCTTTTGGCTAGTAAACTGGTCAATCCTCTATTCATTGTAATATACTGGTAACTCTAACATATTTAGTGTTTTTACTGAGGTCTAGCTCCCTATTACAATTTATAAGATATGAATACATTAGAAGAGGATTTAGTCGAAACTATTGATTTGCTTAACTTTACGTTCTCCAGTGACTTTGTGGATAAATGGAGTTTTAAATACGGAAAGAGATTACCTAGCCTTTATCAACTTAGACTGCTTAAGTCTCTAGACACAAGAAAGCCTCTAAAGCTACAGACCGTATATAAGTTCTTAGTGGTCGATTCAGGATTTAATGAAGAACTTATAAAAACCTTCCTAGAAGATATTGACTATGAGATCTACTTTCCTATAATCAAAGGTCAACTAGGAGACTTACAATGAATCGTGAAACACAAAAGATATATAAAGCAATTGAAACGTCAAAAAACGGTATTGAGCCAATTAATTACGGTGAGCTTGATGACTTAACAAGATTTGGAGCAATTGCTTTCATTATCTATCTTGCCTATCGCTATGCTGTAGGGGCTTAACCCTTCTTCTCAGCAGCGATCTTCTTTTTTAGTTCCTTCTGCTCGTCAATCCTCTTGCAGACATCCGTCTCAGAGTGAAACCTTGGGCACGCTTCTTTGTACTCGCACCAGTCACAGAAGATATTCTCTTGTGCCCAGAACTCATCCTTCTTCTTCTTACGGATCCTCCAGACCTTTTCGATCTGTTGTTTCTTCCATCTATCAATTTGGAAACGTGAGAACTTAACGGCTACAAAGTTACCTGTAACTGGGTAGTAGTGAGCGCAGTAAATCTTTTCGTAGGGAACGTCGTAAAGCTTATGAATTGCCCATGCATATCCCTTCAGTTGATTGTCATCCATTAGAGTCCTCTTCTTCTTTTCCCTCTTGGATGTCTTGTAGTCGATAACTAAATATCCTCCGTCGTTACCTTTAATTACACGGTCGATAACTCCGATAAAAGTTATGTCATTTTTCTCATCCAAAGGAACACTTACCATTTGCTCAGTAGACATGGTTTCACCCATCTTCTGATTCCATAGTATAAAGTTCTCTAAGCAGGACTTCATCCTGTCATTCTCATGGAATGGGACCTTGTAAGTGGGGCGTTCTTGTTCAGCTATCTTCAAGAGGGACTTCATGTCCTTCTCTTTGTATCCAATCTCAAAGATCTTGTGAATGAAGGATCCGAAGTTCAACGCATCCTCATTCTTAGCTCCGAAGCCCGGTAATCTTTCTATATATCTCAGCTTGTATTTCCATAGGCACTGGTCTATGATGTCACTGCGAGAGGCACTAATATTATTTATAAACATGGGATCCGATTCTTTCATTAGAAAATACTGTTTGGACAAGTTTCACTCTAATTATAGACTTTGTAGCGACGATACAGAACTAGTAGTTCCATCTATCTTCGTGAAAGATGACTATAAGAGGCACATGTCCATCAATACAGAAACGGGCCTATGGCGTTGTTTCAAGACTGGTGAGGTAGGCAACTTCCTTAAACTATACTCCAACCTAGAGAAGTGCAGTTACCGTGAAGCTTATGAGAAGTTCGTCTTCGAAGACTTCATGAACTCATACTCTACCCCTAGGAAGTTTGAGGAGTTCGATCCTGATAAGATCGAGTCTAACCTTGAGGAGTCAGAACATTTTAAAGTAGTTGAGGATCATCCTCTGATTCAATCCCGCATGTTAGACCAATTTAAGTTCTACATTGCAACGGGAGGCAGGTATCGGGGCAGGTTAATTATTCCTTTCATTAACCGCAACAACAAGCTGTTCTACTTTCAAGGTCGAGCCTTAGGCGACGAAAAGCCCAAGTATTTGAACTGCAAGAATCTTAGAAGCTCTCAAGTCCTATACCCCTTTGATTATGGCTCTCAGGAGCCTCTGTACATCACTGAGGGAGTCTTTGATTGCCTAAGCCTACAGGCAGTAGGGTTGAACGCAACGACCACTCTAAGCTGTTTTACGAGCCGTGATCAGATGCTACAACTGAGTCAGTATCGTGGTCCTCTCGTCTGCGCGTTTGATAGTGATGAGGCAGGAACTAAAGGCCGTAAGAAGTTCATGGATCTAGCTCACTGGATTAGGAGAGATGATTTGCTCACCGTTGTCCCACTCCATCCCTTCAAAGATTGGAATGAGATACTAGTTAAGAAAGGCCCTGATTTCCTAAAAGACCAAGCAGAGAAGACTCTAAAGCTTGACCCCCTTTACATCCAGTGCCTAGCGTATGATAAAGGCCATATCATTTGATACGATTGTTTGATTCAACGCATTAAACTTAAGCCTAGCAACGTAGGTGCCTGTCATGGAACCTAGCGTACCATCCAGCAACTTAGGGTGAGTCTTTAGAGCTTCAGTGTCAAAGTTAAATATAATCGTATTCTCTGAAGTGGTATCCATTACCCCTGAAGTCGCAGAGTAACCTGAAACTTCTACCCTAGCATCGAGGTTGCGATCTTGGTTCTTCTTGTAAATCTCAAGCATTGGCTGAGTAACCAACGACTGCTTGAAAAGGTTTGTAATGCTACTATCGATATTAGCATTCTCAAGGGTGAACTCGTTTGTAAACTTAAGATCAACCTTAGAGCCTAGAACTAAGAAGTTATTCTCCAGTCTAGTAGCAACCCGGAAAAGTAACGGCTCTGTAACACCAAAGAACCTGTCTTCCGTTAACGTAAAGTCATTTATGATCGTATCTAGGTCAGATCCTGCAACTCTCTTTACCGTCCAAACGTCAATGTAATCTCCGGTAGAAGATACTCTGTTTGCGATGTTTGTATCACCGGACAGGTTGAATACTCCAAACGGAACAACGGAGTTTGTATCTAAGACGCAAGCATACTTGCCTGTATCGAGCTTATAGATTCCAGAGGAGTCAGCATCAGCCCCGTAGTTGGAGGCATCAAATATTCTATCCGAGGTAAGAGACGCGCTATTGGAGAAATTCATCAAAACACTTCCTGTGACAGAAGCCTTTATCTCTCCTTGTGGCGTTATTACCGAACTAGGGGATTGATTATCAGAAGCGGCAAATACAGAAACTGCACTAATCGAATGAGGGTCAACATACTGCCCATCATTGATAAAATACATTATGAGAGCAGTCGGACCCAGCACTGTAGGTCTTTCATGTCTTGTTGTAACTTCGTTTCCGTTGATTTTCATGCTAACTCTCCATCTTCTTTACTTCTTCGGTGTAAAAATTAATAAAGGTTAAACGCTCTTTTTGAGTCATACCCTTCACATCCGAATAAGTTAATCCAACTTTATTTACTAATATATACGCTTGATAAAGAAGATCCTCTGAGGATAAACTGGTAGTTAGCTCACTGAAAAAAAAGACACGTCCATCGGGACTGACATAGTCTCCGAATGGCTACATTCTGGACACTCGAAGATAAACCTAGGATTAACCCCAAATTCCCCCTTGTTAATCTCAGAAATGAGCTTCTTAATGTCTTGAATGTGCATACGCTTTAAAGCCTTTGAAACGAACACTGGGTCAGGATTATCATTAATTGAGACTATAAAACGATACAAGTTCTTGTAAACGTCTTCAGGAGTCGAAAGGAATACCTCCTCCTTACTACGGGGAAACCTGACCTGGGCCTTCACCTTAAGCTTGGGAAGATTAATTTCTCTGGGATCTTCTAACTCATCAGGAACCTGAGTCATATTCAGGTGCTCAGATAAAACTAAGGAAGTTTTAATCTCAGAAGCGCAAGCGGGGCAAGTAATATTAAAGTCATAGCTCTCTCCATAGGATACCTCTCTAACCTTCATTAAAAGATACATCTTATCCATAGATAAGAGATCATCAACGTTAACCCCTATCACTGACTTCTCAAGAAGCTTAGATACAATATCCGTGTTTCCATCTTTAACACCGAGTATCTTCTGTTCATCCAGGAAAGTTAAAGGAGAAATCTCAACTCCTTGGAACCCAGGATAAAATTTACCTTTTGATGGTAATTCAGTTATCGCCATCGCTTCGTCGCTACAATCTACAAATAGCGCATTTAAGGCATCTTCCCGAGGGTCTCCCGAGTTTCCTACAATTTGTTTGTTTTTACTCATAAACTACCTTTATATTGACACTTACTATTATAGTGTATGAGGATTACGGTAGGTAATTTAATGTCCACCCTGGAAACAGATAACCCAAAGATTATATCTGCTTTAAGGGATAAGTATGCATTCAATGTTCCAGGTCACGAGTATTCTCAAGCATATCGAAATAGACGCTGGGATGGCAAGAAGAGATACTTTGGAGCTAACGGTAAGTTTAGGACTGGGCTTTTATCTCGTATATTAAAAGACTTAGAAGCAATTGGAGTAGAAGATATAGATTGGAACAATAAGCCTGAAGAGGTTGAACCCTTTATCCCGAGGGTTGAAAACTTTGAGTATCGTGAATACCAAGAGAAGGCAATATATGAATGCCTTAAAAAGAAGAGGGCAATCATTGATAGTCCTACTGGGTCAGGTAAGACCCTAATTATGGCAGGGTGTGTTGCTGCGCTCCAACACGGAAATGATGATCTTCACGCTATCGTATTGTTTAGGGAGAAGGGTATCTTAAAACAAACTTACGAGTTTTTCAAGAAGTGTGGAATTAAGAATCTAGGATTCAACTCAGGAGAGGGATTCGTAGAGGGTAAGATTATGCTTTCCACAGTTCAGAGTATTGAGAAGGTAGTAGATTCCCATCTTAAAACATCTGAACTTCTCATGGTTGACGAAGCGCATCAATTCTGCAACGGGGAAACAACCATAGCAGCCGTTGAGAGCTTCCCTAATGCCCTCTACAGGCTCGCATTCACTGCTACGCCACCCAGAGAGGTATCTAAGACTGTGAACGCTAGGATGGTCTTAGAGGGCGCATTTGGTTCTGTGTATACGACTAGAACGGCGGAGGAATTAATCAAGGATGGAAGTCTAGCTAAACCAATTATTCAAGTTATTGATAATGCCCCTGTGTCATCTGTAGATTCTAAGCTTACCTATCTGGAAGTGTATGATCAGTATATCGTTAACTGTGACACGCGAAATGATAAGATCAAAACTGTTGTATCTAAAGTGTATCGTTCCAATCCAAACGCTAAGATTTTAATTTTAGTAAAGAATCTCAAACATGTTGAGAACCTACAATCCAGGATAAAGAATTGTTACACTATCGAAGGTAAGGATGATATTGGCAGCAGATACGATATCATTAAACAATTCGTAGACGATAAGAAGCCTGCTACGATTGTAGGAACCAATGTCATGCAGACAGGTATCAGTATTGATGAGATTACCCACATGATTAACGCTAGAGGGCTAACAGGTGAAGTTCCAACACTACAAGGCTTAGGACGTGGTATAAGAAAAGCCGAGGGTAAGGATACTATGTATTTCTACGACTTCTATGATCGGATGCCCTACTTAGAGCAGCATTCTAAAAATAGAATAAACCATTACAAGAGATTAAAGTTTGAGGTAAACAATGTCCGATTCTAATATTATAACTAGACAAGCTCAGGTTGACACGATCAACAACATCACAAAAGATCAATCCAATATGATTGATGTTTGCATAGATACTTTGAAAGATATCAAAGATCAGAAGAATATCGATGAGGCTACCTTGAGGAACCTTACAAGTGTCATGAGAGAAATGGACTCCCTTCGAGAACTTTTCTATATCCGACTATTCAACTCACTTAAACGTGGTGATATACTTTTAGGTTAGACTAGCTGCCTGCTCGCCATGCGGGTACTAAAGTCCCCCCATCGCCTACTGCGACAAGTTTTAATATAAAACCTGCGCTGGCTCCTGCCGTTGTCACCCTATCAAGATCCCCATTACCGTCAACATAAATCATATCTCCCGCTCCCAGTGTTCCTACCACGTCTTCCAAAAGCTCTACGAGAGTCTTTAATCCTGGTGCAGGAGTTGTGCCCTCAAAACAAACTATAGACCCTGAAACACCTGAAGTACTCGATACCGATGACGCACTGTTTGTAAATAACACAGAGTTCGCGGGTGTACCCTGTAATATTGGATTACTAGTAAACGTCTTGACACCCGCAACAGTCTGACCCCCTGTTGTCTTTACTACAGTTGAGTCATCAGCATAAGTAGTCCCAGCAGCTATATTATAATTCTCATTAGATAGAATCTGTGCAAAAGTCTTGAATGCTGGTGCAGGGGTTGTACCTTCAAAATAAACTATAGATCCTGAAGCACCTGAAAGGCTTGAAACCGATGAAGCACTATTAGTAATTACAAGGGAGTTTTTATCCACATTTGATAGGGTTGCATCTCCATCAGTTGTAAATACAGTATCCCCAACAGTTAGAGTGCCTCCGACAACTACGTTACCATTAGAGTTAGTGATAGTAGTATTCCCTACAGACAAATCACCAGTAGAGCCGTTAATAGTGGTGTCACTAGCTATCGCTAAGTTACCATTAGTATCGATATTAGTGCTTGTTATTCCGAAGCTATTCGCTCCTTGAAAAGTATTATTACCAGCTAAAGTATTATTACCAGCTAAAGTAGGATAAGCAGTTAAATCAGAATCAACAACAATGTTGCTATTAGTTATAAAGGTGGCACTGCCTATATGACTCCAAGTACTACCGTTGGTAGATTGAACTAAATCACCAGTCGCATTAGGGGCAGGAACAGACGCACCACCTCCCGTGCCTGGAGTCGTAGGACCCCAGGAGGTACCATTCCAAGATAATACTTGGCTGTCACCTGGAGCAACACTACGAACATCTCCCGAATCGCTTAAATTAAAAGTAAACTCAACTAAACCCGACGCATTGCCCGTTGAACTATTAAATCCAAGGGCAAGCGGTATCTTATTAAAGGTCATCTATTTCTCCTTAGGTCTTATACTGTTCGGGATCCGGCTTCTTCTTTTTCTTATCCTCTTCCTCTTCTTCCTCAAAGCCCTCTTCCTCGTCTTCTAAGTCTTCCTCTTCAACCTCTTCTTCATCTTCCTCATCATCACCATCAGACTTAATGTCGGACAGGAGATCTTCAAGCTTGGACAGTAGGCCAGTTAGATCGTCTTGAGGCATCTCTTCTGCGTCTTCTTCTTCGTCCTCCATAGGGACTTCATCGCCCTCTTCCTCGTCTTCCATCGGGTCTTCTGCCTGGGGCATTGAATCTTCGACTTCTTCCTCTTCAGCAGCTACCTCATCATTTACTTCTTCTGCTGCGGCTTCTGCATCCATATTATCATCGGGCATTGGAACTTCCGCGCCACTGTCTAATTCATCCGGTGTACCTAGTGGATCTTCAGGAGCTTCGGCACCCATTTCAGGACCGGCATCCATACCTTCCATATCTCCACCCTGATCTTCAACTTGATCAGCAGCCTTCTCTACAGCCGGAACAAGCATCTTAAGTACTTGACCAATCTTACCAAGATCACCAGCGACCTTCGTAAAGTCCATGTAATCCATCAAACTGGCTTCGTTAAGTGAGTCTCCATGGCCTGCTTCGATGAACAGACCCTCAAGGAACACAGCAAGGTCAATAGCCTCTGCCCCATTCTTAGTTCTTAAAGAATTGACAAACTCAACAAGAGTCTTCTTAACAATTGAACCCTTTGGAGCGTGCTTGGCAATTTGAGCAATTATCTCAGCTTCAGTTATGGCTAATGTCTTGAACGTAGGAACTTCATCAAGCTTACGAACATCAATGCCATACTTCTCATTCAGGACATCAAGCACGTATTGCTTAATAGGCTTCTTCATCTCGTAGATCTTTCCTGAGAACTTGTTGAGATCCTTTTGAGTCACGCTGATCTCATTTAAAGATAGCGAGTTATGAACAAGACCAGTAATTTGCTTCTTAGTTGCTAATGCAAGGTAAGGAGCGTCAGAAATGGTTTGAGCCACTTGATGTCTTATTGTCTCCGAGTCGCCCTCAAAGATCATGGAAGCTAGGTCTTGAACACAAACGTTATCTACCCATAGGTTATCGAAGTTCTGCTTCGCCTCCAATAGCTCCTTCTGGATAAGCTCCTTTCTGCAAAGATGCTCGTAGATGTTGGACTTACCAACAAACCTCACCTCAATTTCCTTAGCCTCTTGAATCTGATCAACAGTGCGCTTAGGGAGGTCGAAGCTGGTGGATACTAGATTTACTAGCTTCATACCCGTCTTCATGCCAGTAGATTCAAGCAAGCTGCTGTTATCCTTTAAGAAGGCTACTAATTGACTTCTGATCTCATTGACACGTTGGAACTCATCGGATGAGGTGATCTTAGTAGTATCTCCAAATCTTTCAGTCTTCTCTTGTAGTCTAGTCTTGATCCTATCGTAAGTAAGCTTAGTCTCATACAAAGAAAGAATCTTATCAAAGGAACCTTCAGCCCCCTGGTAGTCATCTTCAAGTAAGTTTGAAAGTATGTCAGTTACCTTATTGTTGGTAGCCTCTTCAAAAGTCTTAATGTTCTCAAGGACTTCTGCATCCTCAACAATAATCTTGCTTAACTTTAAAGTTGGCTTGAAAGTGTACTTACCACTAATCACCGAACCATTCTCAGTTAAGTAGGTAGCTACACCCTCCTCAGCAGAAAACAGTTCAACGTTCTCTCTTAGAGTACGAGCCAAGTAATCCCCAATTTTAATTAGGTTGCTAAACTCTTTTCCACGATTTTCAATCAGATTCGTTAACATGATAAATATATTTATTCAGAATTATTTAGCCCTTTCTTTAGGGGATCTTTTGTTAAAATGTTCTTTCTCTCCCATATCCTCAAGTAATTTGATCAATTCATGATCACAACCTGATTCAATTGCTAAGGACTTCATAGCATCATAGTCCAGAGATTCTGCGGCTGGTGCAGGAGGAATCCCCTCTTCACCCGGCATTGGAGGCTCGCCCATTGGGGGTGCGCCACCCATCATAGGATCAGCAGGAGCCATCATTGCTGCGAACACAGGATCCTTCTGATTTTCCTCAAGACCCTTCTTGGCATCTTCAATCTCAGCATCCGACATCTGGTAGTAATCTTTATAGATTTTTTCGATTGGGAAGATACCAAGACCCTTTACGGCTTGAACCACTCTAGCTTTCTGCTCGTCAGTGTCCAACATTCTCTTAAGAGCCATGTCAGATGGGGCGGGTAGCTTAATCTTTAACTTATCAATGAGCGTAGTTGGGAAGCCCTTAAGCATTAAGTGCCTCTTAGCCAATGTCTCTAAGCCAAGCTCAATGGACTTTTGAATCCTAGTAATAACTCTAGAAAACTTTACATCTAATTGAGATAGGTTAGCTTTGCGCTCAGGGGCTTGATCCTTCTCAACAATGTAATCCTTTGGAATCTTAAGAGCAGCTAAAAGCTTATCCCTGAAGTATTTAACATCATCAACTTCACCAAGGTTCTCTGCCCCTGGAAGAGTTTCAATCTTAGTCCCGGTTCCCTTTCCGTTGACCGCAATGTAGAAGTCCTCATCAGCAGCTAAAGCATTAAAGTTTTCTTCAATATTGCCTGTTTGGGAGTTGTAGCTCTTACGCTTCTTAAACTTATCCATCTGCTTCTTAATATGCATTTCAGCCTTAGAAGCAGGCAGTGATCCGGTATCAATATAGAAGATACGACGCTCAGGAGCACGAACCAGACGATAGATAAGCATTGCATCTTCCATCATCTTAAGGCTCTTGTATGTTACTCTAGCAGCCGCTGCCACCGACTTACCGTAGGGATAGTGAGTAGGGTCTGAGGTATGCAACCTTAAATGAATGATCTGCCCAGGATCTAAAGGAATCATCTGAGCGTCATCAAGTGCTGGGCCGATAGTGCCATAGGTTGTCCAATCGTTCTTCTTAGGAATCTCCTGCAAGTATTGCTTTAGATAACCAAACTCGTCTTCAACCCTAAAAATATAACTTGGGTTAAGAATCTTAATCCGTTGGATACCACGCTTAACATTGTTGAGATCAATAATGGTTTCAACGAAGATATCCCCATACTTAACAACATTTCTTGAAATGTCCCAAAGGTATCGATTCATGTTTGTTTGTTCAAACATGTTCTGAACCTCTTGCTTACTCATCTCATCGTCAGTTACAATATCCCAAGCTGTGCCATCAAGGTTCTCTTGAGTACACTCATCACTATAAATATCAAAGGCAGATGAGATCTCAGGATATCCATCCATATCCTCATACTCCTTATATCTCTTCTTCCTATCATACTCTACTGCGGGTAGGATCGGATAGAACGTCCTTTTATGGCCCATCTCAGATGGGATTTTAATAACATCTTGAGCTTGGACAGTATCGCCAGCGAGATTCTTAGGCTTATCAACCAACCGTCTGGTGATTGGATCCTGGTATTGATCGTCGGTGTGATCCTCGACCTCACGAGCAAAGAATTTCTTAAAGAACCGACCAATCAGACCGAAAGGTTGATTATAAGGTTGTTGAGGGCTTCCAAATTGGGTGTAGCCTTCAGCCCCTTCGTTTAGTTTCTTAGCAGCCATGTAATGTTCTCTTCTGTTAATTCATCCGCAGATGTCTTCACTTTATATGTATAAGCGTTACTGATAGCTGGTGGGATATAAGTGTCATCTTCTCCCTTTTCTATGAAGGCATTTCCTCTTAAGTTATTAAAAACGTTGATAGCAGTGGCAAACGACATAATTAAATCGTCATGACAGTTAGTATCGGGCTTGACCCTACCCGTGTCAGAATCTATAATGAATGTTAAAAGTTCATTAATGAGTCTCTCCGAGTTAATTAAAACCCTACCTGACCTTATGTTATGCTCAAGATCGGCTAATAAAGTCTCTTTATTTTTCTGAGTAATCATAATTCCGATCTCTCGTCTGTCATCCATCACCAAGTTTTCATACTCTAACTCCTCTCTTAGAAAGTAAATTAGATTGTTGCCAATGCCATTTCTCTCAGGACATACGAAGGCGGTATTGTATAGCCGACCCTCATCTGATATGATTTTAGCAAATTCATTGATAGGTGTTCTATTCGAGTAAAACTCAGCCACCTGCTTACCATTATAGATGTCAATGATGTGAAATGCAGAATAATCTCTCTCACGGCCAATTGAAGGGTCAGCAGCTAAGACGTATTCGTGATTAGGCTTGGGGTCCTCCCAAATACGCATCCTATTGTTGTATTTAATCCAGTAATCATTGTTACAATTTTCTTTCAAATTACGTAGGATCTCCCCCTCGATATAAGTCTCACCAGTACCTAGGAAGCTAGCTTCATACTCTTGTAACCATTCCTTGTAGCTATGCTTTCTTCTGGTCTGATGCTCCCACTTATCAACATCAATGGGGGGATTGCACGACTCCATTTCCTTATACAACCATTCAAACCCTTTGTGTCGTTTATATTCTGGGTGCTGCTGCCATTTAATATCAATTGGGTGGAATCCGTTATCACCCTCCATTGCCTGTGTATACATTTTATGGAACCAGTTACCAATACCGTTAACCGTAGATAAACAAACAACACGGCCCCCTGTAGATGTTGTAGGGCCAACAGCAGCCCAAATGGTATCAATATGCTCAATAAAAGCTGCCTCATCAAGAATTAACAACGAAGCAGATATTGAACGACCTGATTGTTTACCTGATGCTTTGGACTGAATTGATGAACCATTTTCAAAAGAAAGGGTGTGATCATTGTCTCTGGTGGTCTTAGGCTTCATCCAGAACGGTAATTCCTCATACATGATCTTTACACGAGAAATAACTTCTTTTGCTTCAGCATCACCCTTAGATAAGATAGCAACTCTCTTGTTTGTACCAAATATGCAAAAGTGTAATGCATATGCAGCCATTAGGGTTGTGCAACCTGCTTGTCTAAACTTCCTTAGGATGGTTAGGCGATAATCTTGGAATTCATCCAGAATACGAGATTGAAACGGGTAAAGTTTAAAGTTAACCATTCCACGCATTGGATGCACAACTTTAATGTAGTTGTTTGTAAAATATTCACAGTCACGAGAACATTTTTTAAATTCTTCTGAAATTCTTTCGAGATCCTCGCTATTATTATTAGAATTCATGATTTACCTAAGTATATGTACAAGACAAAAAGAAGAAGATAAAGTAAGTAATACTCTTCAATCACTTATTGATTATAGTAATATTACATCTATAGGATATCCTAAAGTAGATATGAAGTGTAAGATTGCTACTAATGCACCTTCGATATATGAAGGTCACACAGAAAATATTAATTGGTCATTCTTGACTGATGACGATATTGTGGTGTTTGTACATGATGATGTAGAGATCCTGTCTACTCCAGACAAGTTTAAAGAATATATAGAAATTGCGAGAAAGCCTGGAGTAGGGTTTGTTGGGGTAGCTGGTGCTGCCACCTTCCAGAAGGATGGTGCTTGGTGGACGGCTCGAAACTCAGGTCACGCAAGAGGATTCGTGTGGCAGGGTGTAGATGATCAAACAATGTCACCTAACTACTTTGGTCGATCAGGACAAGTAATTGTTCTCGATGGATGTTTGATTGCAGCCACGTATAAAACAATAAAGAAGGTAGGACTTGATCAGCCAGACTACCTATCTAGTGGTTGGGACTTTTATGATATCCATATGACCTTCACGGCACATTATAAGGGTTATTCTAACTATGCAGTGCCTATAATGATTAGGCATGAGTCTGACGGCCAGATGAGAGAAGGGTGGTATAAGGCGAAAGATGAGTTTATGAAGAGATGGAATAAAGACATTCCTTGCTCCCTTCCGATGGATAAGACTAACGGATTACCGAAATGAGTTATTTAGTAGATGTATTAGTTTGGGTTATGGCTGTGTTTGGGACAACCACGATTGTTGTTAACAGCACAATAATGGAACCTGTTAGGAAATTAATTACTAAGGTGGTTCCACCCTTAGGAAAACTCGTGAATTGTTTCTTATGCACTAGTTTTTGGGCTGGCGTATTTTGGGCTACACTACACTGGAATCCTTTCCACCAATTAGGCACAAATGAATACCTAGGTGCATTGTTTGCAGGTTGTATTGGAAGCGGATCCTGTTGGATCATGTATTTAAAGATCTTCCCATTGATGCAAGGAAAGTGACGCGGATAATTACTTTGAATACGGTTCGTATCTCAAAGATAACATTATGAACAGTAAAACATTTTTTATTGATATTGATGGGACTATACTACGTCAATTGGATAGCTTCACAGAAGTGATGAAGACTGACAATATCCCTACGTTACCTGACGCAGCAGAAAAGATCTGTAAATGGCATTGCCAGGGTCATAGAATCATTATCACTACAGCTAGACCAGAATCCATGAGAGAGCGTACAATCAAGCAATTAGATAACGCGGGTATCATGTATGATCAGCTTGTAATGAGCCTTACAAGCGGTTGTAGGGTGCTTATAAACGATTATGAGCCAGACACTGCGACCAAGGCAGAAGCTAGGAATGTAAGACGTAACATGGATGGTCTGATTAATGTAAACTATATTGACTAGGTCAATTATACATGTTTACTTGAACTATTTTGAATGTTGGTCTAGTATCACTACTACCACCACCCCCAGTTGTGAATGATATTTCATAAGGTCCAGCATCGAAAGGTGTTGAACCTCTATCATGTCCTGCTAGGTCTGGAGATGGGAGAGTGACATTTGATACGAAACCACTTGCAGCGTTGTTAGTAGAGTTCCATAGCCTTAAGTCCATGGTTCCCCCAGCCAAATCATAAGGACTGTTACCTATAGTTGGACCTGAAAACCCTATCTCCCCATTGGCAGGTTCTATACCATATACAAATGTAGCAGGGGCACTGACATTAGTTTTAATGCCTCCTTTGTCGGTTGTCCAGTTATCAACAACGGCATCCGGTTCGTTTGTAATGTAATCAATGGCTGCCCCAGATGTATACCCAGGTTGTTGAGCCGTAACAAATCCGTTAAAGTTATTTATACTCGCAAAAGAGTGAACAATACACCCACTTGCATGTATTCTAAAACTTGAATCGGGGTCCCTATTAGGGCATAAAAAAGAATTCGTTCCGTAAAAAAAGGAACACGCACGCGCATTTACAGTTACATGGCTTTCGAAAGAATTACCACCAGGGAATTGCCGTAATAAACGCCTTCTTGGGGTGAATATAGTATTGGTAAAGTTAAACGTTTGTTCTCCTGTATTGTTAATATTGTTAGAGCCACAAGATAGCACTCCGTTTTCACCGCTGTCTGAAGGAGAACCTGCTCTACAGTTATTCATATTAACTGTAAGATTTTTCGAAGGGTCCTCGGCATCGCTGCTGATACTAATGTTAAAAGCCATATTTCTATAGTCATTAACAATAATATCTAAATTATTAAAACTAATAGTTTTATCTTCTCCTTTGGCTTGAAATTGAAAAGCATCGTTATTACCTCCGATGGAAGTACCCCCCATTATTAATGCTCCGTTCAAGGGTCCTGATCCTGTAAGATTAGTTGAAGATAGTGTAACAGTCAGGTTAACATCGTCATCAATATTTCTTAAGTTCCCTCCAAAAGGATGATTTCCATTGTGTCCGTCAGCACTAGATTGAAAAACAACACGAAGCTCATCACCAGTGCTGTATGTTGGTGTTGCAGTGCCAGACGCAGCAATCCACAATGCAAAGGTATCGTAATCACCGCTCGTATTCACGTTGGCTGTACCGGATCCAATATAATCAGTATACTGAGTCATTAGGTTATCCCCTCCTCTGATAGCACGGATTCATCATACCCGTCTGACCATACAACACTGGACAATAATTCTGATTCAGTAACAGAACATCTACCACTTGCATCAATAGATTCCTGACAAGAATCACTTAGAGCAGATACTTCAATACTGAAATAATTGTTGATAACAGGCAACGCAGAAAACGATGTCATTTCTTGTTGAACTAAAAGTAGCAATTCCGATTTACTAAGATCGCTGTCTAAACATTTTAATGTAGGGCAAATAATGGCACTATCCCAAGATTTCTCAACCACCTTACGCCCAGTAGAAATACCATCCTCGAATACATCTGCAATATATTTTATATTCTTTGAAAAGAAGATTTGAGCCATAACATGATTATATAGGTTCGAATTTTTTTCCAAGAATAGTAAATACTTATGGAGCTTTACTATGCGAATGTTTCCCCAGAGTCTTCGAGAGAGGTTAGCCTCACTTGAGTCTTCGATCTCATGGCTGATGACAATGACCGATTCAACCATGAAGTACCGTCACTTACCTAACTCAGAAATACAGGTATTGAGGGAAAGGGTAAATCTCCTAAATGAAACGGTTGACGAGATTTACAGCCGCTTAAACAATTGTGAAATTGAATAAGAACAGTAAAAGACTATCATATTCATCATGGAATGCCCTTCTGAAGTTAAATCGCAGCTAATTGATTACATTAGGGAAAAAGCGTATCAAGGAGCTAAAGCAGAGTTTTTAAAAACAAATTTAGCTAACTCCGATATAACTGCTATATCTTTATTCAATGCTGCTCAGATGCTTATTCCACCCTTGTTAAATAGGACTAAAGAGGCATGGGATTTAGAGGATGGGAATGAGTTGTTCCCATTCCCCCTAACATTAGATGATGTCCTACTAGATGAAAAATACTAGTAGCCTAGGTAATCCATAACTCCCATCCACTTTGGAGCCGTTGTCCTTGGTTGGTTTTGCCACTCTAATAAACCCCAGGATCCAT